GAGCATCCCAAATGAAAGAGTATTTAGCATCTGAGGGTGGTAGCAAATCAAAAATAAGTGCAATTACAAAAAAAGCAAATCCAACTAATTTTAAAGATAAAGTTATTGGTGCTGCTAAAAAAGTATACGAAAAAAATATCAATTTAGGTCGTGGTCCTGGAATTAAAAAAACTGATACACTAGCTGGTATGGGTGGAGATTCATTTGGTTTAGGTGCATACGATGGAGCTAAAGCTGGTAAAATGATCAAAGCTAAAGGTGGAAAAGAAATCGTAGGAAAGAAAACAAAACTATATTAAATCTATGGCTGAAGTAGATAAAACAAATGAACTTCCTGAAGAAGAAGTTGAGGAAAGTGAAGTTGATGTAGAGATTGAGGGTGAGGAACAAGTTCCTGAAGAACAACAACCCGAAGAAGATTTTTATAGAAACTTAGCTGAAGAGATGGACGATCGTGTTCTTGGTCGTATGTCGTCACAACTTATTTCTGATTACAAAAGGGATAAAGTTTCAAGAGGAGATTGGGAACAAGCTTATACTCAAGGTTTAGATTTACTTGGTTTCAAGTATGTAAATAATACTAGACCGTTTCAAGGTGCAAGTGGTGTTACCCATCCACTCTTGTCAGAAGCTGTTACACAATTTCAAGCACAAGCTTACAAAGAATTATTACCAAGTGATGGCCCTGTAAGAACTTCGATTATTGGATCTGATACTCCAGAAGTAACTCAACAAGCTGAGAGAGTTCAAAACTTTATGAACTATATGTTAATGGAAGAGATGGAGGAGTATACACCAGACACAGACCAATTATTATTTTATTTACCATTAGCAGGATCTGCTTTTAAAAAAATTTATTACGACGAAATTAAACAAAGAGCTGTAGCTAAATTTGTTCCTGCAGAAGATTTGATTGTTCCATATTATGCAACAGACTTAAAAGATTGTGAAAGAATTACCCATCTTGTGAAGATGTCTGAGAATGATGTTCTAAAACAACAAAAAGCAGGATTCTATAGAGATGTTGAACTAACTCCAAAACAACCTGAGAAAAGTCCAATACAAGATAAACTTAATGAACTTGAAGGAGTCAAACCTGCTGGAGAAAAAGAATATCAATATAATATTTTAGAGATGCACATTGATTGTAATCTTGATGAGTTTGAAGCAGAAAATACTGAAAAAAAAGTTAAGAAACCGTATATAGTTTCTATTGATGAGGGTTCAGGTAAAATTTTATCTATCTATAGAAACTATAATCAAGACGATGATACAGAAACTAGAAAAGAATATTTTGTGCATTACAAATTTTTACCTGGTTTAGGTTTTTATGGTTTCGGTTTGATACATATGATTGGTGGATTATCAAGATCTGCTACACAAGCTCTAAGACAATTATTAGATGCAGGCACTTTAGCTAACTTACCTGCTGGATTTAAGTCTAGAGGTATAAGAATTCGTGATGATGATCAACCTTTTCAGCCTGGAGAGTTTAGAGATGTTGATGCTCCTGGAGGAAATATTAAGGATCAGTTCCAAATTTTACCTTTTAAAGAGCCAAGTGCAACTTTATTTCAACTTTTAGGCTTTGTTGTACAAGCAGGACAGCGTTTTGCATCAATTGCAGACATGCAAATGGGTGAAGATGCTCAAAATAGAGCTGTTGGAACTACAATTGCTCTCTTGGAACGTGGTTCTAGGGTTATGAGTGCTATTCACAAGCGTTGTTATTACGCAATGAGACAAGAATTTAGACTTTTAGCTAAAGTTTTTGCAGATTATCTACCTCCTGTGTATCCATATGCTGTTACAAACGCAGATAGGTTTGTAAAATTACAAGATTTTGATGATAGAGTCGATGTTATACCTGTTGCAGACCCAAATATCTTTTTAATGTCACAAAGAGTGACGTTAGCAAACGAAAATTTAAAAATTGCAGCCTCAAATCCACAAATGCACAACTTGAGAGAGGCTTATAGACGAGTTTATGAAGCTTTAGGTACAAAAAATATAGATGCAATACTAAAACCAACACCACCTGTGGTTCCAGAAGACCCAGCAACAGAAAATGCCAAAGCCTTACAAATGCAAATGTTAAAAGCGTTCCCTGAACAAGATCATCAAGCACATATTATGGCTCACAGGGCATTTATGGCTACAAGAATGGTTCAAATTAATCCAATGGTCTATGCTTTAATGCAAGGACATATATCTGACCACATTGCACTTCAAGCTCATGGCGAAATTGGTGATATGGTTGAGAATACACCTGAATTAGCAGCACAAGCACAAACAGATCCAAAAGGTTTTAAAGTTTTATTCGATAGTATGGTAGCAAAAAGAGTTGCAGAGATTACAATGCAGCTTGCACAAGAAGAATCTATGACACAAAAAGGTGATCCATTAATTCAACTTAAACAGAGAGAATTAGATCTTAGAGCAATGGATTTACAAAGAAAAGCTCAAGAGACGGTAGTTGACCAGGAAAGAAAAGGAATGGAATTTGAAGAAAGATTAGACTTTGATAAAATGAAATTAGAATCTGCAGAAGATCAAGCGGGAGAAAGAATAAGAATTGCAGAAGAAAAAATAGATTTAGCAAAGGATAAGCAGAATGCTCCGAAACAACAAAAATAAAGTTAAAATTTTAAAAGCTAAAGGTGGCGCTGATGCATCGAAAGTTGATTTTGGTACAGGTGTATCTGCAAGAGATGCAAATATGGGTATGGCAGGTAAAACAGGAAAGCCTGATCCAAGTTTAAGAGGGGGAACAGGCGGAACTTCAAACACTAATGTCCAACAAACAAATCTAACAGTAAAAACAGGACCTGTTCAAGTTCCAACTATTGGTCCTTTGAGTTATGCCTTTAATAAAATTTCTAAATCTCTTTACGATAAAAAAAATTTAAAAGATGCTAGAAAAAATGATTTATTAGGTGGAGAAATGTTGACCACAGGTTCTCAACAGACAAAAAGTGCTACTTTAGATCGAGGAGAAAACACACAATTGTGTCCTGATGGCACTTATCCTCCGTGTAAAACACCTGCCACACAATCTTATGACAATGGTGGAGAAATTGTGATATCATCTAACGTAGATAAAAATTTATTATGATAGGTTTATTTTTTATTGGAATTTTTATGTCCATACTTGTTATGTATGTTTTATTAAGGGTAAGAGAATATGACAATAAGTAAAAAATCAGGGCCACCACCAAAGAAGGGACCTAACTCAAATGTGCCACCAATTAAATTTGGTATTGGGGGAATGCCATGTCCACATAGAGAGTCTACAGATAAAAATGTTTATCCTGGAAATAACAGCATACAAGTAAAAGGTTATAAATTTATAGGAGTAAAATAATGTTAACATGGTTACTTGATTTTATTAGAAGTGTGCTTTTTAAACCAAGAGTATACGAATCCAAAAAAACTTATGACCCAGATCCATGTTGGAAACACATGAAATTTAAAAAGGGTTGTCCAACTTGTAGAGCTTTAAATGACGCTTAAATACATAGGAAGCACGCTTGCTAAAAAGGTTTTAAAAAATAGACCTGAACTACATAAAAAATTTGATGACATTATGAAAAATGACGTAGATGTTACAGCATCTACTAATTCACAAACTCAACAAGCCTTGAGGATTCTAAGGGAAAGTGATGAATACAAAGAACTTACTTCTGCATTAAGCAATTTAGGTAAAAAGAGTTTAGGTGGTGAAATAGTCATAGAAAAAGGTGGCGATTACATAAAAGACTTGTTATAAGTTTTTTGTGTTTAAATTTCTAAATGACCAAGAGAAATTAATTTTTCTTTCTGGTATATTTGAAGGTGAGGGTACCTTCGGTAATTTTAAAGCAGGATTATACAGAGACGGTAAAGTTAGAAGAAAAATAGAAATATCAGTTGAAATGACTGATAAAGATGTTGTAGATTTGTTTCACACACACTTCAATATAGGTAACGTTTATGTACGAACTTTCAAAAATCATTATAAAACCTCGTATAGATGGAAGGTGTCAGGGCTAGAGGGTTTAAAAATTCTGCATTTAATGTTACCTTATCTATGTAAACGAAGACAGGAGCAATATTATGGCATGGTTCAATCTATTAGGGATGGCAGTAAAAACGGGAGCGCATATCTACTCGAACCGTCAAAAGACAAAACAAGCAATGTCGGATGCCCAACTGATGCATGCACAAAAGATGGCAGCGGGTGAGGAAGCTTACCAAGGCAAACTTCTTGAGGCCCGTCAATCAGACTATAAGGATGAATTTATTTTAATTATTCTCTCAGCCCCCGTATTGGTGCTGGCTTGGGCAGTCCTGAGTGATGACCCAACCGCAATGGACAAAGTAAAACTCTTCTTCGAATATTTCTCACAGCTCCCGAGCTGGTTCACAAATCTCTGGATCCTCGTCGTTGCGAGCGTTTATGGGATAAAAGGCACTCAAATTTTTAAGGGTAAGAAGTAGTTGAATCTGAAAAATAGATTAGTTATAACAACTTAATGAATTTTGATTTAGATACACTACAATCAGTAAGACATTACATTAAAAAACAAATAGACCAAGTCAAAGAGGATTTGGTGTACCATGTAGACACAATCGATAAACTCCAGTATTCTAGAGGGAAACTCAATGCTCTAGAAGCGTTGCTACAGGATCTAAAAGACCTGCAGAAAAATGAGGAGAATATCGATGACGATAGTAACACCTGACACAGGTTTAGTTGGTGTCAAAACAAAAAATGGTGAGGCTGCACCTGAATCAAAAGAACAAGTCATACCCACAGATCCAGAGGGTATTAAAAAATATCTTGAACTAATACCAAAACCAGTTGGTTATAGACTTTTAGTAAGACCTTATGCAGGTCCTAAAAAAACTAAAGGTGGAATTCTTTTAACTGATACAGCAAACGAAACTATTCAGATGACAACCGTAGTTGGTCTTGTCGTTGAGATGGGAGATCTTTGTTATGCAGATAAAGAAAAATTTCCAAAAGGTCCTTGGTGTAAAAAGGGTCAATTCGTAATCTACGGTAGATACGCAGGTTCGAGATTTAAAACAAAATATGGTGAACACCGTATTTTAAACGATGATGAAATCATCGCAACAATAAGTAAACCAGAAGACATTCTGCATTTGTATTAAGGAGGAAACATGGCTGATGCAAATAAAAACCCTGAAGTTGATATTGATCTTGATGATGTAAAAGAAACAGAAGTTAAGGTTGAAGAAACTAAACAGGAAGAATCAAAAGAACCAAATTTAAATGTTGGTGAAGTTGATTTAGGTTATGCGGATCACAGCAAAGACAAACAAAAAGAAGAAGTCGATGTACAGGAGATCCCAGAAGAACAACCACCCGAAGATAAAACCTTCGAGAACGAAAGAGAAACTAAGTTAGATAAGAAAGAAGAACCTGATGACTTGTCTCAGGTATCTGAGTCTGTCAAAAAAAGAATTGATAAACTTACAAGAAGATTTAGAGAAGCTGAAAGAAGAGAAAAAGCTGCTTTAGATTTTGCAAAAGGTTTACAAAAAAAATATGACGATACTCAGGTTAAATACGATTCAACAGATGAAAAGTATTTAAAAGAATTTGATGCAAGAGTAGATGCTCAAAGAGAACAAGTAAAGAAAAAGCTCAAAGATGCTATTGAATCTAATGATTCGGACAAAATCATGGAAGCAAATGATGAGCTTACTCAATTGAGTGTTGAAAAAGAAAAAGCTAGAATCAAAATGGCTGATAGAGAAGCTAGATTGAAACAGCTTGAAGAACAGAAAAACGCACCAAAAGAGGAAGAACCAAAACAGCAAGAAATTCAGAATGAACCTAGTGAAAAAGCTAGAAAATGGGCTTCTGATAATGCTTGGTTTGGTAATGACAAAATCATGACTAATGCTGCAATGACTGTGCACGAAGATCTAGTGGGCATGGGTATTGATGTTGAAAGTGATGAGTATTATAATGAAATAGATAAGCGCATGAAGGATAACTTTCCTCATCGTTTCACTATTCAAGAGCAACGAAGACCCGTCCAAAAAGTTGCTTCTGCTGGAAGAACGCAGCAGGGACGTAGATCTGTGAGACTCACCAAATCACAGGTGGCTATTGCCAAAAAATTAGGGGTGCCACTAGAAGAATACGCTAAATTCGTGAAGGAGGTATAGAATGAGCGATAAAATAAATAGAACTTCACGCGCATCTGAGGAAAACAAAGAAATTAGAAATAAACCTTGGACGCCACCATCATCTCTGGATGCACCACCTGCGCCAGACGGTTTTGTTCATAGATGGATAAGAACCGAAAGTATGGGTTACCAAGATACAGCTAATGTATCTAAGAAAATGAGAGAAGGGTGGGAGTTTGTGAGAGCCGAAGAAATTAAAAATAAACTCGGTGATCATGGATACCCAGTCATAGCTCAGGGAACTTACGCAGGTTTGATCGGGGTTGCTGGCCTTGTGTTGGGAAGGATACCTGAAGAAATTGCAAAAAGCCGTGCAGAGTATTTCAAAAGAATTACTCAAGATAGAGTAGACGCGGTGGACAACGATGCACTGAAGGAACAACGACCGGAGATGCCGATGAATATTAGTCGACAATCTCGCGTAACTTTTGGTGGTGGAAACAAATCCTAATTATTTGGGAATATTCACTCCAAAGTAAAGTAAACAATAAAAGGAGAAAACAACTATGGCTAATGTAGCTGAAAAATACGGTCTTAGACCGGTAAGAAAGTTAGATGGCTCTCCATTTATTAACGCACAAAACAGATACAGAATTGCAAGTGGCTATGCCACTGCTATTTTCCAAGGTGACTTGGTTAAACCTGTAACTGGTGGCGGAGTTGAAAGAGCAGTTGCTGCTACTTCCGACAAAGTCATAGGCGTTTTTAACGGAGTGTTCTACACAGACCCTACTACACAGAAGCCGACGTTTAAAAACTATTATCCAGGCGGAGTTGCAGCTAGTGATATTATCGCTAATGTAATTGATGACCCGAATGTAGTTTACTCGATCGACTCTGATGGAGCGTTTGCGGTAGCTGACATCTTTAAAAACTTTGCAATAACAAACGTAACAGGATCCACTCAAACTGGTATTTCTGAAGTCCAATTGGACTACAGTGTATCTGGTTTGACAACAAGTGGAACTGTTCTTCAAGCAATCGATATTTCGCAAGATACGCAAAATAGCGAGGCTGGAAGCGCGAATGTAGATGTGTTGGTTAGAATTAATAACCATTTCTACAGTCAAGGCACAGGCTTATAATAATAGGAGATTATAAATTATGGCTATATCAAGATCACAACTAGTTAAAGAACTAGAGCCAGGTTTAAATGCACTATTTGGCCTGGAATACAACAGATACGACAATGAACACGCAGAGATCTTCACTACTGAAACTTCAGACAGAGCGTTTGAAGAAGAAGTAATGTTATCTGGCTTCGGTACTGCAGCAACTAAAGCTGAAGGTGCTATGGTCACTATGGATCAAGCGACTGAAGCGTACACATCAAGATACACTCACAACACTGTAGCATTAGGTTTTGCTATAACTGAGGAAGCTATCGAAGATAACTTGTACGACAGATTAGCTGGCAGATACACAAGAGCTCTTGCAAGATCAATGGCGCAATCTAAACAAATCACTGCAGCGAACGTTCTAAACAACGGTTTCGACACAGCAAACGGTGGTGACGGAAAAGCACTTATGACTACTGATCACCCTCTTGCGAACGGTGGAACATTCAGAAATGAATTGTCTACTGCTTCTGACTTGTCAGAAACATCTTTAGAGCAGTCGTTAATCGACATCGCAGCGTTCGTAGACGAAAGAGGACTTAAGATCGCTCTACAAGGTAGAAAATTAATAATTCCAAAAGAATTACAATTTACTGCTGAGAGAATCATGAAGTCTCCTCAAAGAGTCGGAACTGCAGATAACGATATCAACGCAATGGCAAACATGGGAATGATACCAGAAGGTTACAGAGTAAATCACTTCTTAACTGACACTGATGCATTCTTCATTATGACAGATGCACCTAACGGTCTAAAACACTTTGTAAGATCGCCAATTAAAACAGCGATTGAAGGTGATTTCGACACTGGAAACGTTAGATTCAAAGCTAGAGAAAGATACAGCTTCGGCTTCTCTGACCCTAGAGGAATCTTCGGATCTCCAGGTGCTGCGTAATCGTAGATAAGAGACAAATCTAAAAGGGGCGGAGTTTACTCTGCCCCTTTTTTTATATATAATTAAAAGAACCTAGAGAAACTATTATGTCGACTGACTAGGCAGACGGTATAGAGACGACATAATCAAAGCTATACAAGGAGAAAATTATGGCAAATACAACTTTTTCGGGACCGGTACGATCGGAAAATGGTTTCGAACAAATAACAAAAAATAGTACGACAGGTGCTATTACGGTTGAAGCTACTTATGATGCTAGACCAAACTTTAGACAAACAGTAGACAACACCACTTTGAATACAGGGGGTGACGTAACAACAACTTTAACTACTGCTCAATCAGGAACAATTTTTGAAGTTGATGGAACAGGTGATATTGTTGTTAACATGCCTGCTTTAAGTACGGCTAATGTTGGAAACACTTATGAGTTTTTCGTAACTACTGCTGTTGGCGGTGGTAAAACTGTTACTTTTGTTTTACCTGGCTCAGGTGTATCAAATTTCTTTGGTGCGCTTTCGCTTATGGGTGGAACAGCTGCTAACCCGTCAAGTGACGTTGCAGGTGATACTTTAACATTACCTAACTCAACTGCGGTAAATGCTAGAGTAAGATTAACTTGCATTAAGGACGATGGTACTAACTCAACTTACAAAGCTGAGACTTTATCAACTCCTATTGCAACAATAGCGTAATAATTAATTAGTGGCTCCTTCGGGAGCCACGAAATAGGAGAACACATGAGTTTTAAAAGTGATATACAAGCAACAAGATCGGTCGCTGCAGCAGGTACTGATGCAATTATAGCTCAACCAGTAAGGTTACGAGGAATTATAATTGCTTCTGATGGTACAGGAGCTGGAACTTTAGAACTTACAACTACATCAAACTCTGGAGCAACTTTGTTTCAAGGTGATGTGCCATCTGGAGATGTAATTAATTTTAACTTTCCTGAAGATGGAATTCTTTTTCCAAAAGGAATTTTTTGTAAGACAAAAACTAAAGTGGCTGCTTATACTTTGCTAACAGATAAGTTTTCAGGGGCTGGATTAACAGTTTAGGTTTAACATGGATTACTATGCTGACTTAGGTATAGAGATCGATGGTTTTGCTAAAGGTGGAATGCCTGCAAAAAATAAAAGAAACTTTCGATCTACAAAATCAGGTGCAGGTATGACTGCAGCAGGAGTTCGTGCGTACAGACGAATGAATCCTGGTTCTAAACTTAAGACAGCAGTAACAGGTAAAGTTAAAAAAGGATCTAAAGCTGCTAAGAGAAGAGCATCTTATTGTAGAAGATCAAGAGGACAAATGAAAATGCATAATATAAATTGTAGTAAAACTCCAGATAAGAGAATATGTGCTGCAAGAAGAAGATGGAAATGTTAAGTATATTTAAAAGACTTTTAGGTATTGATAAATTGGAATATAAAATTAGAATATTAGAAAGAAAAAATTATTGGAGAGAAAAATACAAACATGTCATATCTGAACGCAAATCTTCCACCAATATACTGCAAAATTAGAAAGGAGTATCTTTATGACTTTAAAAAACATCATGGAGAAAGTGAAGACTGTGTTATCTTCGGTCTCACATCAATATCAGGGCGTGCGCTCATGTTTAACATCATGTTACCAAACGGTGCGTGCTACTGGCGTTTACCTATATCAGCATTTTATCAAAAAACTTTTGATAGATCCGACGTGCCAAATATGCAAACGCATGAATTGGAATTGTGGAATTGTTTTAGTTATTGGCCTAGTGTTACTTGTTTTGATTGGCTGGATGGTGTAAAGGGCAAATACCTAGGTTTAGATAAAAAATTTTATCATGGTAAATATTTATTTACGATCGATTGGGCACATCCAGACGTTAACATATTGGATACTGAACACTCTGAAATTCCTCAAGAACATAAGTGTGCACATATATTGGAGCTTGATAACGGTAATTATGCAGCTCAGCCTAATAATCGTCTTTTGTGGCACATTAATAGCTATACTACTGATAACAGTTGGCCTGACTATAAAGTCCAAAATACTTACTGGGATGCAGAAGATACGGAGTTTGTAACTGAGGATAGTGACAATATGTTTTACGAGATGTATGATAAAAAGAAAACATGAGTAAGAAACCTTTAAATATATCTGAAGAAGCGGCAGTACAAATGCCGATGAAGACGGTTGCCTCTCTGATTATCATCGTCGCTCTCGGCACCATGGGCTACTTTCAAATTATAGAGCGTTTGAATGTTGCAGACACTCGTATACAGATAATGGAGAAAGATCTTGAAGAGAATACAGAGTTTAGAATCAAATGGCCACGGGGCCAACTTGGGTCGCTTCCCGCAGATAGCGAACAATACATGATGATTGAGGATCTTTATAAGACCACTGACAAGTTAAATAAACATATCGAGTCAATGGCTTTAAATAAAGTAAACATAGAGTTTTTGAGAAAACAAATGGACAAGGTTTTGGAGGACATTGAAAAATTAAAAGATCAAAATAGGGAGATGCATTATCAAAATGGCAACGGGACGAGTAACTAAAAAAGTTTTAGATTATATAGCTCACATTAACAAAGAAGCTAAACAGATGAGTTACGTAAAAGAATTAAAAAAATCTGTGGAACATGGTAAAAATGGTACACAAAAATATGTAATTAAAGAAGGTGAAAACAAAGGTAAGACAGTATGATAGAGTCTATAGTAGCATTATTGATGTTTGTAAATGGAGAGATTAAGGAGCACTTGATCCAAGAAAATATGGCTGCGTGCCTTCGAGGTAAGCGTCATGCGGAAAGAGAGTATTCAGAATCTGTATCTTATAAATGCTATAAAGGTAAAGCAGAAACAGAGATATACAAAGGTAGAAAAGGAATCAAATCTTTAATATTGGAGTAACTATGAATCTTTCACGAAATTTTACTTTATCAGAATTAATTAAATCAGACACTGCAATACGTAAGGGCATTAACAATAATCCTAATGCAGAACAAATAGAAAAACTAAAAGCATTGTGTGAAAATATTCTTCAACCAGTACGTGACCATTTTGGCAGGGTGAAGATCACTAGCGGTTTCCGTAGCGTAGCGTTATGTGAAGCCATCGGCAGCTCGGCACGATCGCAGCATGCAAAAGCTGAGGCGGCAGATTTCGAATGTATAGGCACAGACAATGCTGAATTGTTTGATTGGATTAAAAATAACCTTGAGCCAGATCAAATGATCCTCGAGTTTTACACTCCCGGTGAACCCAATTCGGGCTGGATCCATTGCAGCTGGATACCTGAAGGTAGACGTGCATCTTTTTTACATGCTTACAAATCAGAAGGTAAAACTAAATATAAACCAGTATTAGGATCTGCAAAAGAATTAGTGTGACCTTTAAGGTAGAAAAAAATTTCAACAAAAAGATTCCTAGTTGGGAAACTCTTTTAAATAATTTCAATTGGTCTTTGACTACTTTTAATAATGTCAAACACATTTGTCCTGGTTTTTTAGCATCTTGGGACGCTCACTTAATAAAAGAAGTACAGACATCTTTAAAAAAATTAAATTGCACTGTTGCACATCTGTATATAAATACTTGTGTTGGTCCTACATATGGTAAACACAAGGACAATATTGATGTATACTTTTGGCAAGTTCAAGGAATATCTGAATGGATTATTAATGAGGAACATATATTATTGAATCCTGGTGATTTACTTTTTGTAGAGAAAGGTGTATATCATGAAGTAATACCTAAAACACCACGAGCAGGTATTTCTATGAGTAAAATATAAAGGAGAAAGTATTATGGCAATAAGTAGAGCTTCAATGACACAACAGATTGATGGCAAATTAAGAGGTGCCAAAGATGAAAAGAAAAAAGAAAAAAAGAAATTATACGTCAAAAAATCCAATAAAAAGAATCCTCTCGCTAGGACATTTACTGTTTAAGCCTAAAGTGATACAATCTAAAAAGTTGTACAACCGAAAGAGGCTAAAAGACAATGACAAAACTATGTGCTAGAGGCAAGGCTGCAGCCAAAAGAAAATTCAAGGTGTATCCCAGTGCATACGCTAACGCATACGCTAGTAAAATTTGTGCGGGTAAAATAAAAGATCCATCAGGTACAAAGAGAAAAGATTGGGGTCCTAAAAAAGCAAACAAAGGTTTACACGCAAAATCAGAAAGAAAATTTAAAAAAGATAAGTTTAATAAACAAGGAATGGAATATGATTATCCTTTGGGGAAAGAGGGAACTTTTAACTTGGGTAATAAACCAAAAGCAATAGAGGTAAATAAAGGTGCAGAAATAAAAATTAAAAAAGTTGCAAAAGGATTACATAAAGCATCAGCAACTCATAAAGCACAAGCGAAAGCCTTAGATTCTATTTCTGCTTATACAGGTAAATTCATAAAACATGATTCAGCAGGTATTGAATTGTCAAATAAAATTTCACAAGATTATTATGGTGATCTTCTAAAATGAGCGAAAGAGGCACTTGTTGGGAAGGATATGTCCAAAAGGGCATGAAGAAAAAAGGTGGGAGAATGGTTCCCAACTGTGTTCCAGCTGGTGGTATGAAAAGAGGCGGACTCAAAAAATGGTTCAGTGAAAAATGGGTCGATATAGGATCACCTAAAAAAGGAGGAGGATACAAAGAATGTGGAAGAAAATCTGCAAGTGGATCAAAAAGAAAATACCCCAAATGCGTCCCTGCTGCAAAAGCCGCCCGGATGACAGAATCGCAAAGGCGTTCTGCTGTTGCGAGAAAAAGAAGTAAAGCTCAAGGAGTTGGCGGAAAACCTACAAATGTTAAAACTTTTGCATCTAAAGGTGCGTTTACTAAATTATACTATGGTGGTATGATTGATTATTAGGAGAAACTATGGAAGAAGCAAAAGATTATAAAGCATATCTAAAAGCACTAAAAGAAATGACTAAAAAAAAGAATACTAGTGCAGCTGATTATATAAAAAGAAGAAAACAATTAATGAGTCTAAAAACATTCTCTTGTGGTGGTATGGGTATCGCCATTAAGGGTGGAAATTTTAAAGGAGTAAAGTAATGAAAAACGGAAGAATAAAAGTACACACTAAAATGGGTGGTGGCGTTATGAATAAACCTATTGGTTATAGTAAAGGAATGTCGACAAAAGGAGATAATCCTAGAGATATTAGAAAAGTAGAAGACAAAATTGGAGCATCAAGAAGTTCTAAAAGAGAAAAGAAAATAATGGCGAAAACAGGTAAATTAATTGGTAAACAAAAAAATCTACCAAAACATTTACAAGAAAAAATATTAGCGTAAGGATGAAATGGCTAGTTCAGGAACTACAAGTTTTAACCCGTCAATTGATGAGGTTATTGAAGAGGCTTATGAAAGATGCGGTGTAAGAACTAATTCTGGTAACGATATTAAATCTGCTAGAAGAAGTCTTAATCTTTTATTTTCTGAATGGGGCAACAGAGGAATTAATCTCTGGAAAGTAAAATCTAAAACAGAAACTTTAGTAAACAATCAAGTTACTTATAATACTCCAAGCGATTGTAATGATGTGCTTGAAGCTGTTGTTACAGTATCAGGTGGCACTCAACAAACTTTAACCAAAGTATCAAGATCAGAGTACATTGCTATTCCAAATAAAACACAAGCAGGAACACCTTCTCAATATTATGTTGATAGACAATTAACACCAACTATTAGTTTATACCTGGCTCCTGATACGAGCGCAGTGACTAATATATTCTATTATTATCTTGCAAGAATAGAAGATGTAGGTGCATATACTAATACAGCTGATATGCCTTTTAGATTTTTTCCATGCATGGTGTCTGGATTAGCTTTTTATCTATCACAAAAAATTGCACCAGATAGAATACAAGCATTAAAATTATTATACGAAGATGAACTAAAAAGAGCATTAGAAGAAGACGGGCAAAGAACATCTGTTTATATTTCTCCTAATGTTTATTACCCACAAGGATAATTATGGCATATTCAAAGGGTAAATACTCACAAGCAATATCTGATAGATCAGGTCAAGCTTTTCCATATAGAGAAATGGTAAAAGAATGGAATGGTTCATTAGTCCATATATCAGAATTTGAAAAAAAACATCCTCAATTAGATCCAAAACCACACAGAGCAGATCCTGTAGCTTTATACAATGCAAGACCACAAAGAGCTGCACCTGTTATAGTCGATCTTGATCCTGCTCTTTGGCCAGGACAATTTACATCTGATGGTATGCGACCCTCTACAGATGCTAATGAAGAAAATAACAAAAGACGGTTACAGTCAACTATAGGGAGTGTTACAATAAGTATATCATGACGTTTGCTGAATTATTACAAAAGGTAAGAGATTATACAGAAGTTGGAAGTGCTGTTCTAACTGATTCTATTTTACAATCTATGATACGAGATGCTGAAATGAGAATTTTCAGAGAAGTTGATGCTGATTATACAAGAGAATATGCAACGGCCAATTTAAATTTAAATTCACCTTATTTAGATTTACCTAATGCTCCAGGTACTTCATCAAGAACTTCAATTATAGTTAGGTCTGTTTTAGTTTTTGATTCTACACAAACTCCAACGACAAAAGAATATCTTGAAAAAAGAGACACTAGTTTTATATTTGAGTTTAATTCAACAGAAGCTACAGGAGTGCCAAAATACTATGCTAATTGGAAAGAAACTACAATCATTATGGCACCTGCACCAAATGCTCAATACAAAGTTCAATTGAGCTATATATATTCACCTGATGCCTTAACATCTACGAATACTGAGACCTATTTATCAAAAAATGCTCCTGATTTGTTATTTAATGCAGTAATGGTTCAAGCTTATGAGTTTTTAAAAGGACCGATGGATATGTACAAAATCTATTCAGACAAGTATAATGTATCTATACAAAGTTTTGCGTTGGAGCAAATGGGCAGAAGACGTAGAGATGAGTACACGGATGGGGTGCCAAGGGTTAAAATACCTTCACCTTCACCCAACAATTAAAATTTATAAGGAGAAATTAACATGGCAATTACACAAGCAGTTTGCAACAGTTTTAAGAAAGAAATTTTAGAAGGAGTTCACGATTTAGAAAATGGTGGTGATGTTTTCAAACTAGCATTATATAAATCAACTGCAACATTAAGTGCAGCAACTACAGCTTACATTACAGGAGGAGAAGTATCTGCTTCTGGTCAGTATGCTGCAAAAGGTGGAACTCTTGCTTCACAACAAACTTCATTAGCAACAGGCGGAGTCGCAATTGTGGACTTTGCAGATTTATCTTTCACAGGAGTAACACTTACTGCGAGAGGTGCTTTAATTTATAACTCAACTGAGGCTAACAAAGCAGTTTGTGTTTTAGATTTTGGTGCAGATAAAACTGCAACTTCTGGAACTTTTACAGTTCAATTTCCAGCATTTACATCGGCGGCAGCAATATTAAGAATCGCATAATTTAACAGGAGGGCCTGATGGCAGATATTACAGTACAGGTATCGTCAGCAGGCCTTAATGCTTATGGAACCAACGCTTATGGTGTTGGTAATTATGGTGGTAACAACCAACCTTCCATTCAAACACAATCTGTAGATGCATTTAATGTATCAGGTTGGGGCGGACAAAATTGGGGTTTTGCCCTATGGGGAGAACTTAATGATGTAACTGTCTCACTAACAGGTCTTACAACTTTACAAACATCCACAGGTGATGAAGCTGCTACACCAAATCAAGGTTGGGGTAGATTAGCTTGGGGATCAATTTCATGGGGTCAAGCGTTTGAAAACGTAACTGTTGCTGTTACAACTCCAGGCACAGGAACCACATGGGGTTCTGATACTTGGGGAGATGCAGGATGGGCTCAAATAACAGGAATGGATACAGATCAAGGATCTGTTGCCACTCAAATAGATGTTGCACCTTCAGTTACAGGACAACAATTAACTGGTACAGCAGCTTCAGCAGTGGCTGGAGCTAGTGCTGAGGTAGGCCCAACAGGTCAACAACTACAAACATCTTTAGGTAATGAGTTTGCAGGTGAAAATGTTATAATTGAAGTTTCTTCTCCAGTAAATGATGAATGGGGAACTGAAACTTGGGGCGCAGGTCAATGGGGCAAAGGTGATGGAGTTACAGTTATTATTGGACAAGAGACTGTAACAGGAGATGCTAACGTAACAGTATCTGGATCACAAGTTGCTTTATCTTTAGGCACAGCAGTAGTTCCTGTGGTAATTGATTCAGGCGTTTCTAGTACATCTTCAGTAGGAACAGTTTTTGCAGGAGAACTAGTAGAAGTTCAAGTTACAACAGCTTCAGCAACATCGTGGGGTGATGCTCCTTGGGGAGAAGGTCAATGGGGTCAAGGTGAAGGTACTGATATAGGAATAGGTGGAGAAGAAGTAGTTGTTCCTTCGGTAGATGCTCCTGTAACAGGTCAAGTAGCAACTTTCTCAATTGGAACAGAATCAATAACAGGACACGCTAATGTAACATTAAGTGGTCAATCTTTGACTATATCATTAGGTGACGAAGACGCCTTTACAAATGTAAGAATAAACGCAACAGGATTAAGCATAGGAACTATACAAATTGGCGATTTCTTAGCAGGAATTAGTGATACTGCATCACCTACAGGAGTGACAATGACACCAACAGCTGGTACAATAGGGTTAAATGCATGGGAGATTGTTGACCCTGGAACAAGTCCAACTTGGACGGTAGTTGACAAGGCGGCTTAATAGAAATAAAATTATAACAATTATAAAGGATAAAAATTATGGCATCAAGTTATTCAACAGATTTAAAACTAGAGCTAATGGTAACAGGGGAAAACTCTGGTACATGGGGCGATAAAACAAATACAAACTTAAATTTAGTACAACAAGCAGTAGCAGGATTTGAAGCAATTGATTGCGCTTCATCTAACGTTACACTTGCTATGACTAATGGAACAATATCAAACGCTAGAAATGCTGTACTTAAACTTACAGGAACTTTAGCAGGAACAAGAGTTGTTACTTGTCCAGATGGAATTGAAAAAACTTACATCGTTCAGGACGCAACAACTAGATCTGGAAACACTTTAACTTTCAAAACAGCGAGTGGTACAGGCGTAACTTTAGTTGAAGGTAAAACTCACATAATCTATGTTGATGGCACAAATGCTGTTGATGTGTTTTTTTTAAAAGATGTTGTTGAAGATACTACACCTCAATTAGGTGGTAATTTAGATACAAATTCTAATAATATTATTATTGATGATGATCATCATATAATTGACGAAAATAGTAATGAGCAGTTGACTTTTCAAACAACGGGTTCAGCAGTAAACAATACACAACTTACTAATGCTGCAACAGGAAACGCTCCTGATATCGCAGCGATTGGTGGTGACTCAAATGTTGATTTAAATTTAACTCCAAAAGGAACTGGAAGAATCACTTTCAACGGCGGAGGAAAAATTCAACAAACAGCTGAAAAAGTTACAACATCTGCAACAGCAGCCACTGGAACAATTAATTACGATGTTATTACACAAGCAGTTTTAAATTACACATCTGATGCAGCAGCGAACTTTACAGTAAACTTAAGAGGCGATGGTTCAACTGCATTAAATGCAATTATGGACACGGGTGAATCTATCACTGTGGCGTTCATTGTTAAAAATGGTAGTACACCTTATTACAATAACGCTTTTCAAATCGATGGATCTTCTGTAACTCCAGAATGGCAAGGTGGAGCAGCTCCATCTGCAGGTAATGCAAGTTCATTAGATGTATATTCATATACAGCTATTAAAACTGGAGATGCAGCATTTACAGTTTTAGCATCTCAAACACAGTTTGCGTAATAAAATAGGAGGAAAGGGAGTATGCCAATATTAGGAAGCTTTGGATCAGCCTCAGCAAGAGGACTTGGATC